CTAGTCGCGGACATACGCGTATCCACCTGGTATACGCAGACGGCATAAGGAGAAAACCCAATGGCAACAACAGTTATCACGGGTCGCGACCTAACTCTAACCATCGCTACTACAGCGTACGATGCTCAGACAACTAGCGTCACACTCGTAAACAGCCCAACTATCGATGTCTATCAGACACTTGATGGCAAGGCGTACAAGCACACAGACGATCAATGGACTCTTAATGTTGAGTTACTTGCTGACTGGGGTGCAACATCATCACTATTCGAAGCAATGTGGAGCGCAGCTGATGCGAACCCAAACACCACACTTGCAGTTTCACTAACAGCAGTTACTGGCGCAGTATTCGCTTGCAATGTTTTGCCAGTATTCCCAACAATCGGCGGAGCAGCTCCAGGCGCTCAGACTGACACTTGGGCTCTAACAGTAGTTGGAACACCAGCAGACACATTTAGTTAAAATCTAACAAACGGGAGCAAAGATGAAACTACCAATCACAATTACATACAACTCAGGCGACGAAGCAACTTATACGGCTCAGCCTCCTGAGTGGGCAAAGTGGGAGAAGGCAACAGGCAACACGATTTCTCAGGCGAACGACAAGATCGGAATCTGGGATCTAATGTTTTTGGCTTACAACGCTTACAAGCGTGAGAGTGCTGGAAAGCCTGTTAAGTCCTACGAGATCTGGTCTGAGACGGTTGCAGATGTAACGGTCGGAGACGATAGCCCAAAAGCCACCAACCAGGAAGCATAAGGCGGATCCTCGTCAATCTAGCAATAGAGACGGGGATACCGATGCAATACTGGGAGGATGCAGACGACATTTTAACCGCGATAGAAATACTGAAGGAGCGATCGGATGGCAGATGAAGTCAAGATCGCTTATGACAAAACAGATCTACGCGGTATTACCAGGGCTTTCAAAGGTATGTCAGATGAAGCCGTTGAAGCTGCTAAGAAGGAAAGTTCTAATCTTGCTGAATACGCTTCTCAACAGATTAAGATCGCAGCAGCGACTCGTACGGTTTCAGGGACTGCTGCTCGCCGTATTGCTGATGGAGTTAAGGTAAGTAAGACTTCAAAGATCGGTGAGTTTAGTTACGGCTTTGCTCGTCAGAAGTTTTCAGGTGGCGGTTCAACTCTTGACCTACTTTACGGTATGGAGTTTGGATCTAATAGATTTAAGCAGTTCCCAAAGCGTACGCCTAACAAAGGCAGAGGTAACTCCGGTTACTTCATTTACCCAACTCTACGCCAGATCCAACCGGATCTAGTTCGTAAGTGGGAAGAAGCATTTAGTCAGATTTTGAAGGAGTGGGATTAATGGCTGGTAATAGAACCCTTAAACTCTCGATCCTTGCTGATGTAGATGATCTCAATAAAAAGTTAAAGGCTGCTAATGGCGATGTTGAAACATCCGCTGGCAAGTTAGAAAAGTTTGGCAAGGTTGCCGGTGCCGCGTTTTTAGCAGCTGCTGCTGCTGCTGGAGCCTATGCAGTTAAGATCGGCGTTGATGGCGTTAAGGCTGCACTAGCCGATGAACAAAGCCAGGTTAAATTAGCCTCAGCATTAGAGAACGCAACAAACGCAACTAAAGCCCAGATTGCAGCTACTGAGGATTCCATCGACAAGATGGCTCGCGCTACTGGCGTTGCAGATGACAATCTCCGTCCAGCACTTGCTCGTTTGGCTTTATCGACTGGCAATGTTTCCAAGGCTCAGGAATTACTGTCTCTTGCTCTTGACATCTCAACTCAGACAGGCAAGCCACTTGAAGGCGTAGCCAATGCTCTGGGTAAGGCTTACGATGGTAATACTGCATCCCTCGGCAAGTTGGGTATCGGATTATCTACAGCTGAATTGAAGGCAATGTCCTTTACTCAGGTTCAATCACGACTCTCAGATCTCTTTGGTGGCGCAGCTGCTAAGAACGCTGAAACCTTCCAGGGTCGTATGGATCGTTTGAAGGTAGCCTTTGATGAAGGCGTTGAAACAATCGGTTACAACCTTTTGCCTATCATCCAGAAATTAATTGACATTATCGTCAATAAAGTCGTACCAGGCTTTGAAAAGTTTGTAAAGATCTTTGATCCATTAAAGCAAGCAATCGAACGAAACAAGGAGTCCTTTCAGGCACTCGGTTCATTTATCGTTGATTACATCGTCCCAGTATTTACGGTGGCTTTGGGTGGAGCGATTACATTCGTGGCAAAGATTGCAGCTGGTGTAGTGGACATCGTAGGTGGAGTTATCAATGTAATCCGTACCTTGGTATCTGGAGCAATCGATGGCATCAATGCCCTTATCAAGGCTTACAACTCCATCCCAATTTTGCCTAACATACCAACTATCTCCAAGCCTTCATTTACTACTCCATCAGTTTCAGCGCCAAAGGTAAGCACTCCAACCTACACAGCGCCAAGCATTTCAAGCACCGGAGGCGGTGGCTCGACTGGTACAACTGGGACAACATCTTCATCTAGTTCAGTAGCCAAGGTTGCTTCTAGCGCAGCAGCTGCATCAACGGCTGTTGGTTCATTCGATGTCGGTCGATTCCGTATGGCAGAGAATGCTTCAATGGCACCTGTTTATAACATTAATGTAACTGGAGCCTTAGACAAAGAAGGCGTAGCCCGTCAGATCGTGGAGATTATTAACGAGTCCTCTTACCGCGGTGGCGGTGGGGCTGGATCGGCTCTAATCGCATGAGTCAATGGACTCCTGAATGGCAACTCACAATCAACGGTGGAGGCGACTACACAAACCTCACCCTTGCTAACCTTACAATTACCTCTGGTCGCCAGGACATTTACTCTCAGCCTTACGCGGGTTATTGCAATGTTGAGATTATCAATCTGGATCTTTCACCGATTGTTATCGATGTCAATGACCAGATCAACATCCGAGTCAAGGACTCCTCTGGCACCTTTGTAAATGTGTTTGGTGGCTTTGTTACTGACATCGATGTAGAGGTCACCCAAGCCTCTGCTACGGCTATTTCAGAGCGGATCAAGGTAGTTGCATTGGGTGCTCTTTCCAAACTGCCTAAGACCCTTACAGAAGGCGTTTTAAGCAAAGACTTTGACGGCAATCAGATCTACACAATTCTCAGTCAAGCCTTGTTTGATACTTGGAATGAAGTACCAGCTGCTGAAACTTGGGCTGGATACGATCCAACGACAACCTGGGCTAATGCTGAGAACTCTGGGCTTGGCGACATCGATCAACCAGGTGATTATGAATTAACGGCTCGATCATCCAGCACTACGGACATTTACAGCCTTGTATCCTCTTTGGCTACTTCTGGACTTGGTTACCTCTACGAGGATTCACAGGGCAGAATCGGGTATGCGGACAGCACTAGACGCAGCTCTTATCTTGCAACTAACGGTTATGTAGATCTAACTGGTAATCACGCTTTGGCTAGAGGCATCAGAACATCTAAGCGCTCCGGCGATGTTCGCAACAATGTCACAATTACTTATAAGGCTAATGCCCAGGAATCGGCATCTAATGCTGAATCTATTGGCATCTATGGACAACAGGCTTACGAGATCACGACATCACTAGAGCACAGTTACGATGCTTTGGATCAAGCTGAGTTTTATTTGGCATTACGCGCATTTCCAGAGGCTCAGTTTAAGTCAATTACCTTTCCACTTGCTAGCCCTGAAATTGATGATGCCGACAGAGATGCTTTGCTGAATGTATTTATGGGTCAGCCGGTAAACATTACCGATCTACCTTCCAACATTACTAATGGTCAATTCCAAGGCTTTGTAGAGGGCTGGACTTTCAGCGCTGGATACAATTCGCTTTACTTGACTTTGACGGTCTCACCAACTGCTTACAGCCTCCAGTCCACCCGTTGGAACGGAGTCTCAGCAAGCGAGACATGGAACACTTTAAGCCCAACCCTAGAATGGATTAACGCTACAATAGTAGCCTGATAAAGGAGAAACATGGCAACGACAACTAACTTCGGGTGGGAAACACCTGACGATACCGACCTCGTAAAGGACGGAGCAGCTGCTATTCGTACTGCTCTTGGTGGAGTCGATACCTCCTTTGTTGATCTCAAAGGTGGCACTACTAACCAAATCCTAGCCAAAAACAGCAACACCGATTTAGATTTTAAGTGGGTTTCAGATGTTAATGGCAAAGTGCTTCAAGTTGTCAATGCTATTTACGGAACCGATA